GGATGGTTTCCCGTTTGAAACGACCATCAAGACAGAGACATTCGGCAAAGGTAGAACCAAATACGTGTTTACATGAGAAGAGTTGAAGGAAGTTCCGGGGTTTCGCTGATGGAATGCACGAACCCGGTTAAAGACAAATGGCGCATCCGATGGGATGTGCAGGAAAAAGAGAACGGCTCTGCCTCCTACATGGAAGAGGAGTTCGGGCATAAGCCTACTGATGAGGAAATCCACACATTGGTTATGTCCTGGTATAACAGCCAGACTGATGCGGCTATCCTATCCGGATTCGCCTATAATGGTGCCCATGTATGGCTTTCTGTGGAGAACCAGTACAACTATAAGGCAGCATACGATTTGGCCGTTCAGACGGGCGGAGAAACCCTGCCAGTGACGTTTAAGTTTGGTTCGGATGAACAACCGGAATACCATACTTTTACTCAGTTAGAAGAACTGAAAGATTTCTATACAAAAGCAGTAGGATTCATTCAGACAGTTCTGGCTGAAGGCTGGGAAAAAAAGGACAAGTTCAATTTGGAATTATATCGGATTGAGTGATTGACAATCCCTTCGGGGGAGGGATAAAAAAAGCCCCCGGCCTGTTAATATAGACGCCAATCATTTATTAACACAAAACGCCACGAGAGTGCGCGACCGGGGGCAATGCCCTCTGCCGCACTCTCGTGGCGTTTTTACGCATTAAATAAATGATTGGCATTGCAAAAGTACAAAAATGATTGGATATGACATTGTTTGAAGCACTTAAATTTAACAGAGAACCGCTTGAAATGCTTATAAGTTTGGGCGGCAAGCAGGATGACCTTCGATTCATAGACTTATATACGGAGTATGAGGTCATGAAAAAACAAGGTGAAAAGACCACTTATGCAGTGGCGTTTTTGGCAAATAAATATTCGGTAAGCGAACGTAAGGTGTATGATGTTATCAAACGGTTTGGAAAGCACTGCACGCTCGGTGCAGTGTGATTGATGTGCCGGGGATGCCTTGTGTTGTCCGGTAGAGCTACCTTTGTACAACCAAAAATAAAGCTCATGAATAAGTATTACCAGACATTAGACAAGATACTCCAAACGGGCAAAATCCAGACCAATAGGAAAGGGCGTATCAAGTATCTATTAAACGAAAGGCTCATGCTAACCCCCGCTGATTTACTTGACATATTTGAAAGCCACGGGATAGCCAGGAAAAAGCTGAAAGAGGAATTGAAACTGTTTATGCAAGGAGTCCGGGATGTGGAAAAATACAAAGAGGCAGGGATTACCTGGTGGGATTATTGCGGCCATACCCTTGTAAACAGCTATCCAACTTACTTTGAAAAGCTTCCACCCCTCATAACCAGGATTAACCGGGAAAAGCGCAACAGCAAGAATTATGTCCTGTTTCTTGGAGAAACCGGGGTGGAAAGCAACCAGGCACCCTGCCTGAGTCTTGTGCAGTTCCAAATTGATGAGGGAGAATTGGTGCTATCTGCATATCAGCGTAGTTCTGATGCGAACCTTGGGCTTCCGGCTGATATTTATCATCTTTATCTGATGGCAAGGCAGGTGGAGCTTCCCCTGAAGTCCATAACCCTTGACCTTGGAAATGTGCATATATATGAAAATAACATTGACCGGACTCTGGAACTGTTATCCGGAGTTGAAAACATTAAATTTGACTTGAACGTATGAAGAATATGAATTTATCTGCACCACTGCCATTTGTAGGCCAAAAAAGAATGTTTGCTAAAGAGTTTATTAAAGTTTTGGAACAGTTCCCTGAAGATACCGTGTTTGTGGACTTGTTTGGCGGTTCCGGACTTCTTTCGCATATAGCCAAAAGAAGCAAGCCCGATGCTACTGTTGTCTACAATGACTTCGACAACTACCGGTTCAGACTGAAAAATATCCCACAGACAAATAAACTGCTTGCCGATATTAGGGAGCTGGTGGGTAATTCGATACCCAAACATAAACCAATTAAAGGGGAACTTAGAGAACGCATTTTTAAACGTATCGAGGAAGAAGAACTAAATGTTGGGTACGTGGATTTTATAACCTTATCATCCTCACTTATGTTCTCCATGAAGTATAAATTGTCTGTAGCCGAAATGCGCAAGGAAGTCCTTTATAACAACATTCGCAAGACCGGTTATCCGGAGTCTTCTGACTACTTAAAAGGGCTTGAAATTGTATCATGCGACTACAAAGCAGTATTCAACCAATATAAGGATGTTCCCGGAGTCGTCTTTTTAATTGATCCGCCTTATCTTTCCACTGATGTTGGTACGTACAATATGTATTGGCGCTTGTCTGATTATTTGGATGTTTTAAAGATACTCGAAAAGCATTCCTTCGTTTATTTCACATCCAATAAATCCTCCATACTTGAACTGTGTGAATGGATTGGAGCAAACAAAACCATTGGCAATCCTTTTGAGGGTTGTACAAAAAAGGAATTCAATGCCCACATGAATTATTCTGCCGAATATACAGACATGATGCTGTATAAGAAACAGGAAAAATTAGTTCATAAAACAGCTGCTTAGCACTGAACAAAGATACAATTTTTCAAGTAGAAGGCCAAACTTTTGAGCCTTATTTTAATGCCGTTATAAAGCCATTTTTTATGAAATTATAAAGCCGAAACAGAGGTCATTACAAAACTTTTGTTTCGGCTTTTTGAGTGTTGCGCGCTTTCCTTTTTTGAACGCTTCGTTTTGTCCTTTTCCCTGAAAATCGAACGCTTCGTTTCGGATTCTGCGGAAATTTGGATTTGCGGATTATAAAACCGAATTCTATAAGACGGAAGACGATATGATGAAGGGCTTGTATGCCGTGATGAATGAAATGCAGACCCGTATGCCGGAGGTTTGGTCTTACTCTTCTTTGCTGGGTGATGAGTCCGAAACCGGTGGTGGTATCGGTGAGGGGTCTTACAAGACGAAATGGGATACTTTTACCTATGACGCGACTTCTTGTTTCGGTGCATGGGGATATGGTTCTTGGTGGAATGAGTGGGATTTTGGCTTGTTCAATGGAGTCATTGCTGCCAATCTGTTGATTGACAAATTGGCCGGATGCAACCTCAGTGCAGACTTTGTCAATTCCATTTCTGCCGAAGCGCGCTTTTACCGTGCCATTTTCTATTACCATCTGTTTATGGGGTATGAGCAATTCCCGCTTATCAAACATTATCTGGCAGCCAGTGAAATGTATAGCGTTGCCAAAGGAACCCGTGAAGAAATTTATGAGTTTATGATGGGTGACTTGGATGACGAAGTGACTAAGTATCTGCCCCAGCGCAGTGCTACACAGCAGGGACGCGTTTGCCGGGATGCTGCCAAGCTGCTTCGTGCCAAAATTATTTTGTTCCATCGTGATGAGACTAAATATCAGGTGGCATTGAATGACATGAAAGAAATAATCACCAGTGGAAGATACCGGTTGAACCCTGATTATCAAAACTTATGGGTGAAAGACGGAGAATGGTGTGCGGAATCTATCTTTGAGGTATGTTATGCCGGCAATAACTCCGGTGAAGGGTT